ATCAAAGGGGTCAGAATATTCCTCCAGAAGAACAATATTTAGAGTTTGTAAGATTAGTAGAAACCATAAAAGATAAGTGCTTATTCATTAGGGGCGGCAACCATGATTATATACGTTCTTTTAATATCCTAGATTTTGATGTATGTAAAGTATTGGCAAAAGAATTGGGTGTTCCATATTACAGGATGCCGGGCTATACAAGGATTAACGTAGGTGGTAGTTCTTATAACCTTGTTTCTGGTCATGGTAAGTCTGGTGGGAAGAATGGTGATTTAGAATTAGATAAGATGGCTGCTGTTTATAGTCAGGGAGATGTATTCTTCTTAGGTCATAATCATCAATTATATGTTAAGCCTATGGATAGTTTAATTATAGGAGATGATAATACAGAAGAGATGAAAAGAAGATGGTATATAAGAGGTGGTTCATTTCTTAGATACGCAGATTATGCACGATATTCATTTTATCCCATGATAAGAACAGGTTGGGTTACTATGGAGTTTTCAAAAGAAGGCATCCACTGTTGGGAGAATTAAATGTATGAAGAAACTAATAATACTGAATTTGGTGTAAATTTTAACAAGGTATTTGAACAGAGTCAACAAGTAGGGAGCGATATGACAATGGCAAAAAAGAAAAATCCAGCAAAACAACCAACGAAAAAAGTAATGGTAGAGGCTATCGTTAATCTTGAAGATGGTCTACATTCATGTTTTCAAAAGACTTATTCAATTGAATATGCCCTTAGGGAGTATATTAGTTGGAAGGGTGATGGAGATGAATTTCAAACACATTTAAATGAAGAACAAGAAAAAAGAAACGAAGCAGCCAAAACCGCTGCCGCAAGTGAACATTCTGGAGAACAATCTGAACCAAGCGGAGGAAGCACTCCTCCTAGCGAAGAATGATATAATAGCTTTTGGTAAGCTATTTTTACCAGACGATTATTTAAGGAGCGAAACACCTCCTTTCCATTATGAAGTAGCAGATATAATTGACGATTTAAGCGTTAAACAATCTGCTATAATCCTGCCTAGAGGTCACGGCAAAACAATCCTGACAAAAGCATCTATTTTAAAAGATTTTGTTTTTTGCCCACCAGATGATATGTATTTTTATGGTTGGGTTTCCGCTACACAGAAATTAGCTGTAGGGAATATGGATTATATTAAGTATCATTTAGAACATAATCCTAAAATATTATATTATTTTGGTGAACAGAAGGGTCGTAAGTGGACTGAAGAGGATATTGAATTAAAGAACGGATGTAAGCTTATTAGTAAAAGTAATGTTACAGGCATTAGAGGTGGGGCAAAATTACACAAACGATATGACCTTATTATCCTTGATGATTTTGAACATGAAGAAAATACCATCACAAGAGAAGCTAGAGATAAGAACGCTAATCTTGTTACTGCGGTGGTATACCCAGCTTTGGAGCCTGAAACTGGCAGGATTCGTGTTAACGGTACACCAGTTCATTATGATAGTTTTATCAACAATCTTCTCATCAATAGTGCAAAAGCGGAAAAAGACGGAAAAGAATTCGCATGGAAAGTCTGTACATACAAAGCGATAGACGATGATGGCAATTTTCTATGGTCAAGTTTCTTCACGCCAAAAATTATGGAAGGGAAGAAAAAGTTCTATTATGATTCTGGTCAACCATCCAAGTATTACCAGGAATATTTTATGCAAGTCCAAAGCGAAGAAGACGCTATTTGGAGGCAACGAGATGTAAGGACATTTAACGGGTTTCACGAGTATGACGATGAAAGTAAAGTTGGCTACTTAAAACTAGAAGGAAAAGACCGTGTACCCGTTAATTGTTTTATAGGTTGCGACCCAGCTACAGATATAGACACTAAGCAATCTGACTTCTCTGTAATAATGGTAATTGCAGTTGATAACAATAGGAATGTTTACGTTTTAGAGTATGAGAGGCATAGGGCTATTCCCACTTTGGGAAGTAAATATGATGGTGCTTTTAAAAAGAAAGGCGTTGTTGACTATATTATGGAGCTTCATCAAAAATATCATTGTACATCTAGTACAGTAGAGGATGTTGCGATGAATAGGTCAGTATTCCAATCTTTGAATGAAGAGCGAAAACGACTAGATAAGTTCGATATTGCAGTGATTCCGCAGAAACCGGGGGGTCACCAGAAGCGAAATCGAATCTATTCTGGCTTAAACGGTCGCTTTTCTATGGGATTGATACATTTACGGGATAATATGTTTGATTTAAGCAACGAAATAGTTACATTCGGGGCAAAGATGGCGCACGATGATACAATAGAAGCCCTCTACTACGCCTGCCAAAATTCCTTTCCACCAGATTTTCAGCTTGATAAGAAAGAAAGAAAGTGGTATAAACAGAAACGTAAACCTAAAAGTTGGATAGTGGCATAATGCCGAAAGTAGGAAAAAAGAAATTTAAGTATGATAAAGCTGGTAAAAAAGCTGCTAAAAAATATGCCAAAAAAACTGGAAAAAAAGTCAAAAAAAGAAAAGGGTCAAAATACTGACCTCTGGGGCAATGTTACTTGCGTACCTGTCCTCTATAAAATTAACGATAAGAATACTTCAGTAACTTTTAGGAGGATAAAATTCTATGCCTAGATTTGGAAAAAGAAGCAAAGAGCGTTTAAAAGGCGTTGATACTAAGCTTGTTAATGTACTAAATGAACTCATTAAAATTATGGATGTTACTATTATTGAGGGCTTAAGGAGTGCAGAGAGACAAGAAGAACTATTAAAAAAGAAAGCAACTAAGACAAAATATAGTAAACATATGGAGGGTAAGGCTGTAGACCTTGCTCCATATCCTATCGACTGGGATGATAGAGAGCGTTTTCACTATATGGGTGGAATGTTGCGTGGGATTGGACATCAAATGGGTGTAAAAGTACGCTGGGGAGGGGACTGGGACTCTGATGGCGAAATAGCAGATAATTCATTTGATGATTTGGTTCATGTGGAGTTAAAATAATGGCTAAGAATTTAAAAGTAAAGAACAACAAAATAGAGCCTGCGAGACCTGACTCGGCAAGTCTGTCTCAAAGGACTCAGATGGGAATGCCTAGTGACAGCGGAAAGAATAAAAGTGTTTGGCAATCTTTTGTTGGGTCTGCCGAATTTTCAAAACGACATCCTAACATGATGCAAAATAAAAAGAAATATGCCAAAAATAAGTAATAAGAAGAAAGCCGAAAATGTTTACCAGCTGTTCCAAAAGTCCACTGGCGCATGGCGTTCCAAATGGGAATCGCAGGCTCAAAAATGTTTTGACTTTTACCACAATGACCAACTGACAGAAAAAGAACAAAGGGTCTTAGAGGAATCTGGGATGCCTACATTTACTATTAATAGGATTACCCCCGTTATAGAGATGATGAAATATTTCTGTACGTCTAAAACTCCTAGATGGCAAGCAGTAGCTTCAGAGGGTAGTGATACTGAGATAGCTGGTGTACACGCAGATATAGCAGATTATTGTTGGCATTTATCCAATGGAGATTCTTTGTACGCACACATTATACAAGATGCGTTGATTAAGGGAGTAGGTTGGTTTCAAATTGACATAGACCCCGATATGGATAGAGGTATGGGAGAGGTTGTATATAAAAGAATAGAACCATTTGATGTTTATGTAGACCCTATGGCTAGGGATTTCTTAATGAGAGATGCTACATATATTATAATTAAGAAAGATATATCTAAAACTAATTTAATTAATTTATTTCCTGAGTTAAAAAATAAGATTATTAAAGCCGCTACAAGTAATAATCAATCTAGTGGCTTTATGACAAGTGCTAGAGACACTCTGACTTCAGATAGTATTCAGCCTTCTGATATTGGCGCAGAGGCTTATGACCCAATGAGTTCAGAGCAAGAACCTGTTATTGATTATTATGAATGTTATAGCAAGGAGAAATACGTATTATATAATGTATTTATTCAACTTCCTCCGGGCGTAACAAATGTACAGGAAATGAAACAACAAGCGGAAGAACAAATTGCATTAAGAGAACAAGAGCTTCAAGTCGCCTTTAAAGAGAAGGCGCAGGAAATGCAGATGTTGGCAGCTCAAGGCGAAATTATACCAGAGAGAGCTAAGATAGAAATTGAAAAAGCTCAGAGAGAGATGACTCAACAACTAGAACAATTTAAAGCCCAATTAGAAGCTGAAATAGAAGAGTCATCAAATCAAATAGAACAACAGGTTATGACTCAAGAAGAATATGATTTATTTTTAGCAGACCCACTACTAAAGAATACCATTGTTGAGGCTGTTAAGTTTTATGATACTAGGATTAGACTTAGCGTTTCTCTTGGGGCAGAAACATTATTATTTGAAACAGCATTACCAATTGCGGATTACCCTTTGATACCGATACCTTATATGTGGACAGGAACTCCATATCCAATGTCTGCCGTTCTTCCACTTATCGGTAAGCAACAGGAAATTAATAAATCTCATCAACTTATGATTCATAATGCAAATTTAGCATCGAATCTTAGATGGATTTATGAAGAGGGTTCAGTCCCAGAGGCAGAATGGGAGCAATACTCTTCCGCTCCCGGTGCGTTACTGAAATATAGACAAGGGTTTGCTCCTCCGACCCCCGTTCAGCCGCTACCTATAAATAATGCTTTCTTCGCTACGGTTCAAGAGGGGAAGCAGGATATGGAGTATATTTCTGGTATTTA